TTAACAGCCGATTGCTCTACCTACTGAGCTATACACCCATAGGATGCCCTTTATTGACATCCTTTACCCTATCCGCAATCGGGTACTGACACTAAATATAGATCGCTGAATCTATTTTTTGTTTGTTTTTGCAGATCTGCGGATATCTGCGTTTTGGTACCATTTGTGATGTAAAGCCGGTGTGCACTCCCTACAGCAACCCCCAGCTGGTAAGCCGCAAACCTTACATCACAAAGCCGTGTACAGGAGTCGAACCTGTCTGCCCTACATTTGCCACGGCATAAAAACACCGCCAGACAAGAAAGGGGAGAAGTCCGGCGGTGTTCCGAATGTTTGGAAAGATTTTGAAGTCTTTCTTCTGACTCCATGTTATACTATATATTATTTAAAACGGACAATGTGGACAAAACGGACAAACTTTTATTTTTCTTTCATCCACCTTTGAAATTCTTTTCTCGCGCTTTCTCCCTTGCAATTTCCTTTCATTTTCGCAGCCACTTCATCCCACGTCAGTCCTTGCATGACCCTGAACCGGATAATCCGCTGCATCCGAACCGGTGCTTTATTGATTACTCGCTCTGCCTTTACTTTAATCAGCTTCGCATTCCTCTTTCGCTCTTCCAGTAGTTTTTCTTCCTCATCCACATTCACATGACTCTCTACGCATCCGGAAATGTTAAAGCTCTGCGGCTGGTATGGAAACTCTGGATTGCTGCCTGTCACCTTGTCCTGTAAGATCGTCTTTCTTCTGTGCCGCCTGATGTCTTCCTCTGTTTCTTTTACCAGAGCTTTTGCATCCATGTACTCATAGATTATGTTCTTGTCCAATTCAATCACCTCCCGGGATCCGCTCTTTTATGTTGCATTTTTCTGCTATGTAGTCCACAGCGTCCTTATTTGCCCTCTCGCCGCCTTTAAAGTCACAGGCAAAGGCTTTATGCTCCTGTTGCTTTAAAGCTGTCTCACAGGGCTTTCTCGTTGCCATATTATGCGCATCTATCTTCCGGATAACTCCTGCCGTCTCCTTTCTGCGCTTCATAGCATCTCTTGTCATTCATGCATCACCTCACTATCTTTCGCACAATCCAATCCAAAAACACCACAAATAACAGTATCGGGAATCCCGCAGCCATCAGGTAATCCGCACCTTCTAGTTTTACATCCTCTTCCAATCCTGTCTTTAAAGTAATCACGGTTCCCAGCACCAATATGTAGTAAATGGCCAGGAATGCGATTGTGATTAAAATGTCCATGTTATTCCTCCTTGTATGGTTTTGGAAGTGGCTGCCATGCTATAATTCCATCCGCTTCTCCGAACGCTGCGTCTAAGTCCGCATCATACTCTACTAAATAGATGTATTTCCCATCTGTGCATAAAACTTCTTTTCCATCCTCCGGCAGCCTCTCTCCCACCGGGATCCAACCGTCATTATTATCCAGAACTTCGTCCATGTGGGAACGAATTATATTTCTGCACCATACTAGCTCTTCATATCGACCTTGTATTCTTCCGGCTTCATAACATTCCTCACCATCCAGAAAATCATCATCTTCATTGACTGGAATGTTTTTAACCATGTTCACACGTTCTTCAATCTCTTCTAAAATCTTCTCTAGTACGTTCATTTACTCCGTCTCCTATATTTCTTATCCATAACGCAATAACCTTTTTCACAATAACATTCTGTTGATTTATAGTAGTTTTTATAATATTTGCATTTTATGCACTCTTTTTTCATTATTCCACCTCCAACAACTCTGGATTATCAAAAATGTTTCCGACCGATTTATAATCTCTCCCATGTAATGTCTTTCCGTAGCTAAACCCTATTGGATATTGTCCTATGCATGTATTGCTTATAGGCACAACCCCAAAATCAGCATACTCTTTTCTCCAAATGACTTTATATAATCCACATTCTTCTTTTCTTTTATTACATTCAACAATATCATTCTCCCAAATCTTCTCGCCGTTCTTGTCGGTAAGTCCTGTGTATTGGCATATGGTGTCTGAATCGCATCTATAACACTTTTCTCCACGCACATCTACAATCCAGATTACATCATCATATTTCGTATGCTCTAAATCTCCTTCCACCCATTCTCCATTATCTATTCTCTTTGCTTTAAAAACTATATTGCGTATTTCCATACATATCCTCCAGCTGTTTTAGTTCTCCCTTTTAAACAATCTCCAATATTCCCGTCAGATATATTTAATTCTCTAGCAGCTCCTATTATTGAAGAATGCTCTTTTATTAAAATACCATCTTTGCTAAATTGAAGTACCTTTTTACTATTCTTCTTGCCAATTCTGTATTTTGACGTTCCATAATTCATATTGTATTTTTGCGTGCACCATTCTAGGTTTTCCAAGCAATTATTTTCTGGGTTTTCGTCTTTGTGATTTACGACTTCATAATTATATGGATTATCCAAAAACATTTCAGCGACCAATCTATGCACAAGCAACTGATGATCCTTTCTATCTTTATAGAGATGAACAATCTTGTATCCTTTATTATTCGTTGATTGAGTTAAAATTTTTTCTTTTCTATCATAGTTTCCAGTTCCTGTTTTATTTTCGCTTTTTCCAGTGCTAAGCACTTCTCCATATTGATTAATTTTGTATCTTCCTTCAAAGCCCTTTATATCTACCCACTTAATTTCTTTTTCTCTCATTCTTTTGCATTTTCCCTGGATATCAATACAATGATTTATTAATTTTATCGCTTCTCTAACTCTCTTCCCTTCACTCCATGTTTCTTCTGTTTTCGTCATTAGTCATTCCTCCGTTAAAACAAACTCATTTGTTCCAAGTCATATTCTGTCTTTTTCTTCGTAAACTTCGCTCCATACCGGCACATTCTTTCGACTCTCTCTTTCTGCTTTAGGCTAGCCATGTAGTTGTTATCAACTTCCGGCGGCGTTGGCAGGTAATATCCCTCCGGCAGTGGCATATTATTCTCTTCGCACATCTCCCGTATATCATGCTTGTAGCTTATAATATGGTTTCTTGTAAGATTCATGTTGCATCCATCTGGCCAGAACGGATCGTTGCATCCATATTTTTGTATGTATTTCCAACTCGCTATCTCTCTGACTATGTTATTCACACATTTACTAATGATTTGTTCTGGTGTCTCTTTCATTTTTTCTAGAAGCCCGGTATACCCTTTCCCCGGCCGGAGGCTGGCTCCTTTCTATTTTTCGCTTATTTTTTAACCTACTGCAAATATCTCCGCATTAATATCCGGTTTGGATTTGACACCGCCCTATTGAGCTTACAACTGGTCCGCACCCAGCCCTCGTGAAACTCCATGTAATTTGCAATGTTTCCAAAGATATCCTTGACCGAAGCTTCCTGTTTCTTTGACTCAGGCAGCATATCATTGTCTTTTAAAAAGTTTTTGAACGTTTCAATACTTGCATCGATTCCGCTCTCTTCGCTTATTGCTGCATAGATGTTCTGGATCGTAAGTCCGTATTCGATCATGTACTTAATTTCTCCCTTGTACGGTTCGTATTGTTTTCTTTTATTTTCCATCTTTCTTAACCACATCCTCTTGTTTGCTATTACCCTCTTTTTCACTTCTTTTCCGGTAATATCCTCAAGCACTCTGCAGATATGCTCATCCGTGCATCCGAGTTTTACCATCTCTTCGATCTGGAATTTGTACGGATCCAGAAAGTGTGCTGGTCTACTCATTTTCAACCTCTCTTTCCAGCCACTCTTTTTGGCTCTTGTACAAATTCAGGTATTTATCACGGTTTTCTTCGTACAGATCGTTTTCTAAATCCTCATCTATTCTTGTAAGTATCATCTTGACTGCGGAGATTTCTGGTGTATCAATTTCTCCTGTTATGTTGTTCAAATGATCATTGTTCGTCATTTCCCTCTCACCCTATTCTTTCTCTTCCGCTTTGTGATGCCGCGCGTAAACAAATCCATATTTCCGTGTCTCAATCCGATAGGCTGTTTCCTGTAGACTCTAAAGCCGTATCTTTTTCTGTTCATGTTTACTCCCTTTCTAAGCTCCACCATGCTTTCGCGTTCTTTCCATATCCGGTTGTCTGTATCTTTATTTTCAACTCGTTTCTCGCTTTCATGACATCTGACCGTTTGATTCCCGCGGCATCCGACTCCATGAGCAGCTTCGCTCCGTCATATCGCCCACCTGCCATTTTATCTTTTAACCATTCCACCGCCTTGTCATAATCGGTCTTAGATACCTCGTTGACCTTGTCCTTAATCTTTTCCAGTTGGACAGTGTTGGTGTTCAGCTTGTTCCAGATTTTCTCAAAATTCTCCTGCATGATTCTGCGATTCTCTAAAATCTCATCTCTGATTACTGTAAGAGCCTGTGCTGCGGTCATCCCTTTCTTTTCTGGCTCTTTCACCAGACTTCCCGGTTCAAGTCCGAGAAGCAAGCACATGGTTCTTTCAAAATCTTCTGTCTGTTCCGGGTTCTTTGCCATATTGCAGACAAAAGACTTGCTTCTCCCGAGTTCTGCCGAGAATTTCTCTTTCGTCTTGCCCTGCTTTTCTAGTTCCTTACAGAGCAGAGCGTAATTTATCGTTACTTTCTTTGGTTCCATAATTCCTCCTTAATTTGAATTCAACAGCTGCTCTTCCAGAGAGTCCATGTCGTATCCTCTGCGTTCGAAGTTATTTAAGTTTCTGCTTACTGGCGGTTTTGCTGGCATTTTTTCCGTCTGCTCTTGGTTAAGATAAACATCGAAATTACTGCCGAACAGGGTTTTTGGTCTTAGATATATCCTCATATCATTAACTCCGCGCTGTAATTCCTCTTTTGTAGGCTTTCTGCCCCACTCATGGTATTTTTTATCAATCACCGTCTTAAAGTCATCCAGAGTGTATCCTTCATTGAATCTGGCTTTTATTTCCTTCTGGTTACTCTTAACATCCCACCTTAGTTTCTTGCCTGTCTTTTCATTCAGGTAAGTTATGATCTCTTTGTACGGGACATATATATTATTATCTTTTTCTTTATCTTCTTCTTTATCTATATCTGAAACAGCGACGTCAGACGTTCTTTCAGACGACTTGTCAGACGATTTTTCGATCAAAGCTCTTTGTTTGGCTCTTCTTTCCTCTTGGTACAGCCTGTCACGCTCTTTTTTCCGTTCATAAGCATCCAATGTCTGGTGCTTATTCCAGTTCGGGATCGTGATTATTCCCTCCACTATCTCAATCATTTTAAATTGCTCAAACGCGTTCAGAGCCAACTTTACAGTGGATTCATTCATTCTAAAGATTGTAGCCAGCATCTTGTCTGTGTAGGGAATCTTGTCATTCATCAGGAATACACCACCGTTATTCTTTTTCCCGGCAAGGCATAGTAGCTTGAACCAGACTGTTATAATTGCATAAGCATCTGGCAAAGCCTCTATCAGCAATATCTTTTCATCATCAAAGATATCCGTTGCTATCTTTATCCACTTTACTTCTGCCATCACTCATCCTCCGCAATATAGACCACCACGCAAGGTGTGTCCGAATATACCTTTTCAATCTCCAGACTGGTCACCTGCTTATCATCCGTATATGCAACTCCATTCAGTCCATCCAAAATGATTTTTGCAATGTTGTCTAAGTCAGGCTTCTTATTCGGCTTTATTTCTCCTTTTAAAGCCCTATCCTTATTCTTCTTAGACCAGCTCTCTGGAATCGGAAATTTCGCTAAAATTCGAACTCTCAGAGTGATGTCCGTGTAAAGCACGCCTATGCTCTGCTTGTAAATCCTTGCAACTTCCTTTTCGTATTTTTTGCTTTCGTCTGGTGTATATGTAATGACCTTAAATCCGGCTCTGCGGAATCTCGGTCTTGCTTTTCCAACCGGTTTGCCCGGAATTGTAATTACCATTTATTCTCCTTTCTGCTCCCGGAATTACCGGGAGACAATGAATCTGGCTTACTTAAGGTATTTGTGACGTACTGTGCAGCAGCCATGAACGGGTTACAATTTATAACAAGGCTCTCTACCTCATTACCTCTTCAATCCGGACAATGATTGACGGGATTCCACTTGTATACTCAAACTCATGCGTTGTATTCACGACATGAGCCGGATCATCATTAACAATCACATCGCATTTCTGCAATGCGTCCTCAATCACCTTGTCCGCAAAACTAAAAACATTCATTCTATCCCGTTTATTGCCTTTTTTCGGCTCTTTAAACATATAGTGCAGAATGATAGGCTTATCTGTTTTAAAACGCTTTAAACCAAGCCTGACGGCGTTACAGGCTATCATCTGATACTGTTGCTTCATTCGATTTCCTGCTTTCGGGTTCTTCCCGATCTCATGTATGTAATCATTCAGACCCGGGAAACAATGTCCTTTGTAAAATTTCCCTCTGATTTCAAAAATATGATTGTCCATATCGTTCCCTAAATTCCTCTCGTGTATGGTTCTGCTCATAGATTGCCTGCCCTACCATCTTCGACAGTGCCATGCTTACACCATCTCCATGTATCCTTTTGTGGCAATCACTACATACAGGCAGGAGTAGCTTGTCCTCCGTTCCTTTTTGCCTTCTTCCTTTTCCACAGATCAGGTGATGCCCCTCGATGTTGTATGGTTTCCCGCATATCAAGCAAAACTCAACGTATTCCGTAACCACAGTGTCTGACTTTTTCATCTATACCTCTCCTCGTATAATATCTTTTAGATACATAAATGTACCTCGATAACTTAATAAATATCTGTTCAATAGGCTTAGCAAAGCCCATGATATAATTGTCCCAGTGTCAATCAGGTAATAGTTC